GTGCGTCGTGTACCCAGCCAAGTAGCCGTACCGGCCGCCGTTGCATTGGTTGCCGATGATGGCGATTCCGTCGCACCACGCGCCATGCGTGTTGATGTGGTTGTCCTCAGAATCCCGAGACACATTGTTGAAGAACGTCACCATCCGGGCTCGATTAGTCGCCGTCGTCTCGCGCACGTTCTCCTGATAGCAGCCCGTGACCCGACCGCAATGCGAAGACTCGCCAATCTCGATGGCGTAGGCGTACCCGGCGCTGGTGATGGCCTGCCCGTCAACAACGCGGCACCCCTCGACGGCGAAGTCCGCGGACCGGTAGAACCCAACCCCGGCGTTGTCATTTGGGCCGGTAACTTTGCAGTCGCGGACAGAGCAGCCACAGGTCACGTCGGCGTAGATTCCGCCGCCCGTGTTGGCGCCCGTCGGGACGACGATCTCAAGGCCAAACACCACCGCATCTACAATCGGGGTGATCTTGACAAGTTCAGCCGTGTCGGCCGTGGTATACGCCCCGATGGCCGAACTCACCAGCGTCACGGTGTTGGTGGCTACAGACGCCACGCGCACGATCTCCTGATTGCGCCCGGCAACGCCAGTATTCGCCCAAGTGTTGTCGCGCAGCAGGCACCAGTCACCAGCGGCGAACAGGCCGCCGTCGGCAACGTCAATGGCCGACTCTCCCGCCGAAACATCTTCGGTTGTCGCGCTGGAGGTCGCCGTCACGGTCCCGGCAAGATTGATGGCGTTGTTTGTGTCGCTGACAGAGCCAGCCGCCTTGAGCAGCCGCGCCCCGTCCTCGCCAACAAGCCACACCCGCGACTTCATGGCCACTTGGTTCACGTTGAAGTCGCCCGACGGGACAACGACCTTGCCGCCGCCTTCGGCGCTTGCGGCTGAGATGGCGTTGTTGAACGCTGAGGTGGAGTCGGCAATGCCCGTATCGTCAGCGCCGTATGCCGTGACAAGATACTCGCCAGAGGTCGGCGCAACGCCGCCAACAGCGGCCGTGACGTTGTAGACGACCCCGCCGACCGTGGCTGAGTAGACTTGGCTCTGCATATACTCGGTCGTTGCCATTACGCCACCACCGTGATCCGCTCGGGGATGTTCAGCGTGCCGCGAGCAATCGCCGTCGGCTCCCCGCTGATCTTCACGGCGATCTCATGGTTGTACCGCCCGGCGGCAATCGCCGTCACAGAGTTGTCCAGCGGGATTGTAACGGTATCCGTTACTCCCATGCCGCTGTTGCTCTTGGTCATCGACCCGTCGGCCACCGTCAGCGTCACCGTCGAGTCGTCCACCTTCACGGCCTTGTAGTAGAAGGTCCAGGTGGAGATGGCCACCGGAGCGCCTGCCTCGGTAGCGAACGTCAGCACGATCTGCCGCGTGTCGCCCTTCACCAAGTCCATGTCTAAAGAGAACCAGTACGCCATTATCAGTCCTTACTGTAAGACTGCCAAGCAGCCCCGGTCCAGACCCGAATCTTGCCGCCCTCAACGTCAACCCATGCCTGCCCGGCCTTCGGGTTCCTCGGGGCGCTCGTTGACAGCGTGCCGCGCTCATACGACTCAAGGCGGCGTATCCGGCGCTCCACCTCGCCCAGAATCCGCTCCGCCTCGTCCTGCGTCCACTCGCGCATTTTCACTACGAATCCTCGAACGTGTAGCCGTAGATGGTGATGTCCCCGCTCGTATCCATTGTCAGGCTCACAACCTGATTATTCAGCCGAGGCAGCGGTACCCAGACGATTCGGCGGCCCCGGCGCGTAGTCGCGCTGTCATCCGCGTGACCCAGTACGTCGGCCTGAAGGTTTCCATTAACCCAGACCGTCGGCACCGTGTCCCCCTCCACGTCCAAGATAGCACGTATCGCCTTGCGAACCTTGCCGCTAATCTCGTCAACTCGCGACACATCAAAGTGTTTGGTCGTCAGCCGCCCGCCAGCCCGCCGCCCGGTGAACATTTGTTCCACGTGGAACAATGACGCCGCGTAGATTTCCCCGTTCGTAGCGTCGGCATGGGGCCGGAAGTGCTCAGATTCGTGCCACACCCAGCCGCCGTCACGCCTCAAGGCAACGTAGGACTTCTCCGACCCGGAGACGTATAGCTTCTCGCCCGCGCTAACCACGCTGGCTGGCTCCAGGATCGACGCAAACGCCGAGCGGGACACCTTCTCTACCCTCGCCCCGTTGAACAGCCAGAGGCCGTCTGGGCGCAGGAACAGTACCCCATCGTCCACCGTCGTCATCGCCTTCGGCCAGATCGTCCCAACCGGAGTATTGATCTCCACAATCGACGGTAGGCCGTCTGGAATCTGGACCAGCCAAATGCGGTCGCACGAAAACACAGCCCAGCCATCACGGAAGGGCGCAATCGCCGTTACCATATCACCTAACGGAGTGTACCCGTTGGAGTTGTTGAAGTATTCGATGCCGTCGAGGTCGGACCAGTAGATGTCCCGGCCCGAGGCGATCAAAACCCGCTGCCCGGCGTAGGCCCCAACGTCCGACTGCGGGGCGCTTCCGTGGTCATAGAGGTCGGATTCGTATACAGCGCCCAGTTCGTTGTCGGGAGCCCCGAGGGACAGATACGACAGGGTAATCCCCGAGCCGCTGGCGTCGGTGAACGCCGTGACGCCTGCATCGCCCTCAAAGAACTCTTTCTCCAGATAGAAGTCCACACCGCTAGCCTTCGTCCTGTAGATGCGGAATCCCTTGTCGAACGATCCGGTAATGCTGTACTGCGTTACCCCGCTGCGGACGAAGTAGAATTTGGCCGGGTGGCTGACGAGGCCGAAGTTCACCCAGTCCCCATCGGCTAGCGTAATGGCGGTCGCCTCGTAACTGTCCGTCGGGCCAACATCATATTCCGTAACGGGCAGAGCGTAGTTGTCGCTGTACCGAATCCCCCTCGGGTTGCCCTCGATGATCCTGCCATCGGCAAGCCGGATACAGGTTGTGACGTAGAACCTGTACTCCCCAATAATTTTCGTCCCAGGCCAAGCAAGCCCTCCGGCCGACCACGCGACGGACGCGGTTGTGTCGTCGATTATGGAGAAAGACGTTGCCGTGATTGCTGTTACGCTGAACGTCCGCAGGTTCAACTCGGTCGGCCCAGTCGTAATGCCGTTGATGTAGACCCGCGATCCGACAGAGAAGTTGTGCGCCCCAACGGTGATCTCAGTCGGCTGCCCAAGCGTGATCCCGGTTATTGTCTCAGTATCGGCAAATGACGTTGTTCCATATTCCGCAACGACATAGATGTAATCCGGCTGCCACGCTCCCTGCTCGCGCAGATGCGTACCGTCCCAGATGTAGTTCTTGGCCGCCCCGAAGATCAGGAACGCATCGTCCATCGCCACAATGTCCATCGTGGTCCCGGCCGTGATCGTCCCCACGTTCGTCCCGTTGTCGTACAGCGTGTTCCCGTCCAGCCATACGATGTGGTCGATGCCGCCCATGCGCCCGGCAGCGAGGCATACAATATTCGCGTATCCCGAATACAGCCGCGTCGGGCCGGGGGCACTCCGCCATGCCCCGTCCTCGTCTGTCCACCCGTTGTACGACTCCCGCAACTCCGAGTCGTCAATAAGATGCGGGGCTTTCCCCACATTGAGCCCGTTTACCGCCCGTGTGCCGACTTTATTCTTCATTACGGCCCCGTGATCGTGGACGGGATGCGGTCCCAGATCGAGTACCTGGGCTCCTGGCTCGACGGGTCAAACTCCCACTCGTTCTTCAGCCGACCGAACGACCGCACCCGAAGCCGCAGCACGGCGTCGTCAAACATCATCTGGTAGAAGGCCGCCGTGGCATCGTTCTTCATCTGCGTCTCGGCGGCATACGCCTTGGCCAGCATCCCGAAGGTCAGGCTGTAGGCAAACCACTCGGGCAGATGGATGTTGTACGTCGGCGTGCTGTCTCCAGGATTAGTCGGAGCCGCGTAGGAGTAGACCACAAAGTCGTAGTCGACCGACGGAATCTCGTACAGCCTGATCTTGAACGCATCGAGGTCCGTCTGGTACTCGTCAATCAGATACCAGCGCGGAACACCGGAGCGAGTCTCCCAGAAGCGGTCCCCATGCCGCAGCTTGTCGGCCGTGATCGGCCGCATGACTTCCTCGTCCACCTCCACGCGCCACACCTGAAAGATGTTGGAGCCGACGAACGTGATGATCGGGTCGCCGCCAGTCCCAGACTGCTGGAACTGGTAGTCGTAGGGGTGCGTGCGCTCGCCCAACTCCCGCAGGCAGTCATTAGCCCACTGTATGACCTGCGTTGTGGAGAAGAACGTATTCGTCCCCTCAACGTCTCCAATCGTGCCGTAGAACTGCGTCTTGAGGTTGGCCCAAGTGATTGCCACTACAGCCACCCCTCGCCGTTCAGATTCATAATCATGTCGGTAGTCCCGCCTGGATACGGCGTGATGAACCGCCCGCGCATCTTGTCGGCTTCGTAGAGGTACTTCTCGTACCACATCTTGGCCTCGCCGGGATCTTGCACGGCGCGTAGAATTGCCATGACGTAGGGCACATGAACGCGCTCTTGAACGCCGTCGGGCACGTTGCTGGTAGCCGTGGCGATGCCCACCCCAGACACCTTGATCTTGGACGAGCCGACAGACGAGTCCGCCGGGTAGATCATAATCTTGGCCGAGATGCCCTGTGTCGAGACATCTTGCAGGCCGGGGGCACTCAAGAGTATGTAGTACCCAGGAGTGCCCCGGTCCTGACGCCACCGATGCCAGGAGCGGTCGAGCTTCTGCATCGAGACAGGGCTGATCCAGTCATCGAAGGTGGTCCCGTCACGGGAGTACAGGACCGTCTTCACATCAACGAACGTGGACCCGAGTGCGTATTCGTGCTGATCGTTGACCAAGTTGATGGTCTGCGTGACCCACTGATAACCAATGCGCTCGGCGGCGGCGTGAGCAGCCGCCAAGCACAAGGTTTCGATGTAGGTGTCAGACCACTGCCGATTCGTCCCGATCTGTCCGGGAAGTTTCAGCGCGAGCTTGGCCTTTACTCCTGCAACGACTGCACTCATCCCACATCCTTAGATGTTCTTGTAAATCCACGCAGCCGGGATCAGCAGATCGGTATGCGCGACCAGCGCGATACCAAACTCGCCGCCGTTAAGCACGCTAACGTCAGTGCCCAGCGCCTGACCCGTACACTCGCCGGCAGCGGCGGCATACAGGAGGGCCTTGTCGGGGACATTCGCAGCCGTGCAGATCACAGCGTCACAGAAACCGTGGACAACAACATCGCCCCACGTACCCGACTCGATGGCCTCGTCGGCCACACCAATCGGAGGCAGGATATTGGAGCCAGTCGTGATGGTGTACCCGGTAGAACCGGAGAACGTCACAACAGTGCCCTTGGGGATCGCAGTAGCAGCGAGAAACTTACGCCTCTCGGTGAAGGGGACCAGATTGCCCGGTCCAGGATGAATCTGAGAACTCGACATGATTACACCTCCTTACGGTGCGACGGTAGTGTTCAGGGCCTCGAAGATCAGACCCTGCTTGCGGCGGTTGCTGCAAACAAGCTGACCGTAGAAAATCCAGGTGCCAACGCTGGCGTCCTGGTTCGGCGGGCGGACGAAGCCCAGCGGGGCGAAGTCCTTGCCATCCAGAGTGACGACTTCCAGGAACTTGTCGTTCAGGAAGAAGTGCGAGCCCTTGGAAACTTCGGTGAACGAGGAGCTATCCGTGTTGTACGGGGTGTCCATGTCGGGCACATGCTCGTCCCAGAACATCTTCGCACCCTTGTACTTGATGTTCTCGAAGCCGAAGCTCGCCGTGTCGTCCATGCTGTAGCGCGTCTTGTAGTCCATCGAGCGCTCGTAGGCGTTGTACGTCAGCGGGCCGTTGATGACGTGCGTCGGAGTGCCGCCGGTACCCTTGCTGGTATCAGTGTACATCGTCTGCAAGTCAGCCAGGGTCGCCGCATACGTCGCCGTGTCGGAGCCGTCGAGGAACTTATTCCGCCACCAGGTATTCGTGGACTGGGTGATCCCGCCAACGGACACGGCAGCAGTTGGGTCTTTCTGCACGTACAGCGGAATGCTGTGCAGGTTCTTGTTGCCGTTGCCGGTGGTCGAAGGAGCGGCCAGCGACAGGCCGGTGCGGTCCCACAGGTCGTAGTTCATGCGCTCGGAGAACGACATGATCAACTGCTGGGTCTTTTCCTTCATCAGGTCCTGGATCTTTTCCTTGCTGCTGTTCTGAGACTTGCTCAGACCATCAATGGCGACCGTACCAGCGTACTGCGCCCAAGGGTAGAAAGCAGGCTCGATGCCGTCCTGCGGCGAGGTGTCAATCAGGCCGTAGCGCGAGTACGAGTCCACCGTCTCGTTCTGGCCGTACATCAGGTTGACCTGAATCTGGCCGCCGCCGCCGACGTTCTTCTTGACGCCCTTCTTAGTCAGTTCTGCCCACGTCTGGTTGCTCTTGAAGATACCATCGTGGACGAGACCCGACTTGTAGTAATGGTCCGCAGTCAGGGAGAGCAGGGCCTCCATAGTGCGGGTGTAACTAACCGACATTCTCGTCACCTCCTATAGTGACTATGGCCGTGTTACCGGCCGGACTCCCATTCCTCCAGCGCCATCCGATTCGCCTTCTCAAACGAGTTGGCGACAGTATCGACAGCGGTGGCCTTCCGAGTACCGGAGGGCCTGCTAACCGCGCCGTTGGCGGCACTGGCCTTCTTCTTGATTACGGCTTCGGCCTTCTTCGCCGCAGTCTGCTTAACACCGGCATTAGCCTGCTTAAGTTCTGCGTTCTCAAGAGCGGTCCTTGCCGTGTGGAACAGGACAACCATGCCCTCGTCGGTATCCATGAGAGACTGGTAGTAGGGGTGAGACTGCGCGATCTGGGCCATAGCCACGCCGACTTCCGGCCGGAAGCCGTCCATGTTCTGGACCATCTGCACGCGCTGCTCCGTCTGTCTCTCCGCCAACAGTTGCTCTACCTGTGGATTCCGGCTCAGGTTCGGTCCCTGCTCCTCAATCGCCTTGCGGGCGAAGTACATATCGCGCTCGTTCCACATCCGTTCCTGAACCTCAGAAGCGAGGTCAGCGGTCGGGATCGGCGGGACCACTTCTGCCTGCTTGGCCTTGGGCGTCGGGTCACTGCGAAGGCTCTCAAGTTTCGCCTCATACTCCTTCTTGAGCGAGGCGAGTTCCTGGAACTTCTTGTGCATCCCGCGTTCCATCGTCTTGTAGATTGGATCGACCAGCTTGCGGTGTTCCTCGGGCAGAGACGACAGATCGCCGTCCCAGCTTGCGGGGTCGAACGCAGGCTTGGCCTGATCTTCTACGACGACATCATCATCAGCAGCCTCAGTTTCAGTGTCGTCGGACGCATCTTCGGACACCGGCTGCTCGTCATTGCTCTCCGCTTCGGACGCATCCTCGGCGGCAGCCTCAACAACAGCGTCATCGCCATTACTGGTCCACTCACTAAGGGCTTGCTCATTCGCAGCGGCGAACTTGTCTCCAATGGAGAGGTTCGTTTCGCTCATCAGAGTTCTCCTTTAATCGGGCAACACAAATGGCGGCGCTTTATCCATCAGATCCCTTATCCGCGCAGCCTGCTTCTTCTTGGCCATCTCCGACACAACCTTCTTGGCTGCGGCCGGAGCACCAAGATCACTAGGCCCAGCGTGAGTGCGTATGTACTGCGCCTCATCGCGGGCAGCTTTGCTCTCGGGGTCGGGGGCGTATTCACGCAAGCCTTGGCGCTTCATTTCGTCTTGTCGGTGCCGTTTGCTTTTGACCCTGACCCCGAGATTTCCGTCCACGTAGTCGTATGAACAACCACCAGGGACGGTATCTCCTTGAATCGAGAACGTAGGCTCCCAAACCCGGTCCAACTTGCGCGACACTTCGGCTTGGCAAAACTCGCAGGGTACAACCGCATTGACATCGTACAACCGCATTGACATCATTCATCGCCAGGTTATGATCCTGCGCCTTGCGGCAAGTAGGACATCTGAGTTTGTAGATCATGCCGCACCCTGCATATTCGGAGCCTGCATCCCCGCTCCAGTTTGTGCCATCGCGTCCGCCTCATTCTGCGGGGGCGGCGCTTCTGGGGACATCGGCTGTGGCGGACCCATCAGCATCTGGACCTGCATCTGCGCGACCCGGCTCATGGCCTTCAGCGCGTTCACGTCCTTGATGCCGAACTCCTTGCCAAGCGTGATGGCCACTTCCTCGTCCGCGAACAGCCACGGCGACTGCCCGATGATCTGCAAAAGCTGGATCTTGAGCGCAGCCTGCTGCGCCGAGTCCACCGGGATCATGTCCTCGATGTCGATGTCCACGTCGAAGTCGCCCGCGATCATGTCGGCGTCGATGATGCCCGTCCACGCCTGCCCGTCTTCGCCTGCGATCTGGATGGCGCGCTCGACGGTCATGTTGGCCTGCATCGAGTCGAACAGTTTCTTCATCGCCTCGCGCAGACACTCGGCCAGGTCGTCGCGGTCAAACGACAGTCTTGACCCGGCCCCTTGAGCCATTCGATTAACGCCCGTAGCGGTGTTCGACGAGGCCACGCCACGGTCCTCGCCGGGCATCCCGCCGACCTCATCGAAGTCCTGCGAGATTTGGTCCACGTTGCGGTACAGCGCGTCGTTCACCGGAGGCGAGGCCAACGGCAAGATCGAGTCGGCTACGCCATAAACGGCCTCTTGCTGCAACATGACGATTTCCATGTCGCGGCCGTTGCACAGCTTGTCCATGTTTAGCGTATCGAAAGCGCCGTTTTTAACGATATACTTCCGATTGGACTTCTTCATCGCCCGAAGCTGCTGCTGCCGCGCCTTGTTGTATTCGTCGTTGATCGGAGCAAGGTCGCTCACCGGAGGGCGAGGGTAGAACTTCTCGTCCTTGCCGATGCACTCGTTGGGGCGCAGGTAGACGAACGGGCCGTACTTTGCGCCGTCCTGGATGGGATGATCCATCAGGGCCTTGCCGTAGCCGTCAGCCAAGACCACCATACGGTCATTCTTGAAGTCCCAGAACTCGAACAGGCGGACCTGCTTCGACCGCTCCTTGTCGTCCTCGTCCATCCACGTCGGGGTGGAGTCGTGGCCGATGGGGCCATCGGCGCCGTAGAAGTCACCTGTGGCCTCAAGGTCTTCCGTGTTCTTGAACAGCGGGTCGTTCTTGACATCCTCCAGCGACCGGATGTACTCCTGCGCGACCCAGTTATGCCGCATCGGATCGTTGCCGCCGTCGGGGTCGATAATCATGTGGCGGTAGTGCGTCCAGTCGATGAACCAGTCCTCAAAGGCAGGGATCTTAGTCCTGTCGATCAGGTTGCCATCGTCGTCAAGGATCGGCTGCCCAGTGACGGGGTTCAGCATGTAGCCCGAGAAGTCGATTCCCTCGGGCGTGATCTTGACTTTCTGCTCCGGCTCGTTCTCGCTGTACGGCGTCTCAAATTCAGGGCGGTAGCCCACCTTCAGCACGCCGTAGCCGAGCGAGGACGCCTTGATGAGGCGGGAAATGGTCCCGCGCAGGCCGAACATGGGGCTGCTGATGGTGTTGTTCAGCAGCGATTCGGCCAGCATGTGCGGGGCGACCAGCCGAACCTCGACTTCGCCGGTCATCGGGTCCATCTTGGGCGTGCCGTCAGGCCCCATCATGGGCACCGGCACGGGCTCCCAGCCCGAGTTGGTCTTGGGCGTGACCTTGGCCTTGGGATTCTTATACGCGAGGCTGGCGCGGCGGCTACGAATCCAGGAGCCGACCTTGTTGATCGTTACCTCGTCCTCGACACCCAGCGAACCGGACCACTGTTTCATGTCCTCAAAGGACTCGTTGTGTTCCCAGCGGTCTTCTTCTTCCTTGCGGAGCTTCAGACCACGGTCGATCTGATGCAGCATCCACTTGACGCCATCATCGGCAGGCGTGGTGAACTGCTTGACTGGACGACCGATCATTCTGATTCCTTCCGCATCGAAATCATCATCTCAAGGCCGCAGGTCGGGCAGATCAGTACAGAGTGTACCGCGCCTCGCGAGATAGCCGACATATCGCACAGCGGACATTCGTGATACATGTCACTGCGAACGACCTCAGTGACCGGCAGACACGTTCCATGCCCGTAGTGGACAAACCAGTCCTCCGAATCGCCAACGAAGTCTTGCAGGTCGCCAGCCAGCGCGGCGGCAAGCGGATTGCGCCTAGACGACACGGATGGCGCTCCTGTCTGGGTGGGTGCGACCTCGGTGTAGCTGCTCCGCCTTATCCAGCAAGTCCTGGAAGCAAATGCCTGTTCGGGCGACAGTCGGCGCAATCCAGTTACTCGGGCGCGTGTCGAACAAATAGGCAGTTGCATCCCAGTCGTGGTTGTCCTTGTCCCTGATCTTCTCGGGGTTGTTGTGGCGCATGGCCACACCAGCGGAGATGTGCTTCTCCCAGCGCAATCCCATCACCGTCTGGGCAAGGCTCGGGTTCGTCTCGGCGCAGATGTACGCCTTGGGGTTCAGCGGGTCCGACCAATACTCGCTCAGGAAGCGAATCGCCATCGGAACGTCAGCGCCACGGCGGCCCTTGGTGAACACGACGCCGTACTCCGCGAATATCTCGGCAATCGACTTGGTGCCGGTAGCGGTCTGCTGGGTCTTGGCCGTGATCGACGGATCGCACGCGATGTACTTGATGTGTTCCCAGTACGGGCACGCCTTCATTCTCTCGACGTGCTTGGCGATGTCGGTGCAGGGCTCCACAAGCTCCCACAGCGAGCGCGGGGTGCCTGTCTTGTCCCAGCCCCAGACCTGGAACGACGAGTTGTTGCGCGCCCCGTAGTCGTAGCCCGCGTAGATGCTCATCGTGTTGATGGCGCGGTCTACTTCGACGCTGGGGCAGAAGATTGCGTGGGAAGTGGACGTAACAAACCCGAACACCGGATCGCCGCCACCCGCCGAGTAGTCGATTTCCATCTCGGTTTTCCAACCAGAGGAATCGAATCCACCGACGTACCCCTTGACCGCATCGGCAACCCACGCAGCGCCATCTCGCGCCGGGTCTTTGGCAGGGTCAGCGGTGTAGTGGACCTCAAGGCACCACACACCGGAGGGGGTTTCCCACGATTTGAGGCCGCGAGGCCATTCCATGCCCAGCAGGTCGAGCGCCCGCTTGACCACAGGATGCACTGCGTGCTGCTGCACGTCGCCGCTGTTCGACTCAAGGACCATTCGGTTGAAGGCACTACCAGAATCCACGGACGATACGCAAAGTACCTTACCTCCCCCGGCCACGGCGGGCCTTGCAGCGATCATCGACGCCTCAAATTCCTCTTGGAAGGCGGATTCGTCGCTAACGAGAAGCGAGGGCGTGTACTGCCGGACCTGATGGGCTCCTTGGGGAATGGCATTGATCGCGCCGCCGTACCACGGCACGCGGAATCCATGCTCGTCGATCTCTTTCGGGGTGAATGTCAGGCACCCAACCTGATTGCCACGACCGCTAACCACATGCCCGTCGCGCAGCCAGCCAGGAAGGTGCTGGATAATGAAATCCATACGGCCTGCTGCCGGGTTCTTCGATCCCTGTGATACCATTGCGAAGGCATCGTCTTCCTTCTTCGTCTGGTAGATAGTATGTCGATATGCCGCCGACATAGTGTGCCAAACAGAGAAGGCCGTGGTCGCCCAGGACAGGCGCATCTGCCGCGACTTGGGCACGGCGAGCACCTGACAGGCGAGCATGTATAGGAACACGATCACCATGTACTCGGGCGAGTCGTCCATCAGCGGCTTGACGGGGGTATCGGCGTCGTGGGAGTCCTTGGTGTAGACGTAGGGAAGGAAAGACCAGAGGCCCGAGTCGGCGTAGCCGTTCTCGGGAGTGCCGTAGAACTGGATGGCCTTCTGCCATTCAGCGATACGAGCGACCTCGTTGTCCTTCAACCGCGCCATTGACTACCGATCCATCGGCAGGTACTGAATCGTGTCCCCGGCAGCGCCCTTGAACGCGAACTTGTGCCACCAGGCCGTGCTGCCCGTGCGCTTGTAGGGCGGCGGCGCGGGAATGACGAGACTCTGGCCTTCGGGGATCTGAATCCACACGGTTTCAGCCGTGTTCGCGTAGAAGCGCCTGATGGCGACCGGATTGCCCGACTTCTCCCAGATCATATAGGCACCGGGCATCCGCATGGCGTTGGTGCTGTCAATGGGGGCGAGGTAGACCAGCTCGGGAGTCGCCCCGGCGAGCCCTTCCTCGCGGCACAGCCAAGCGTAATTGAGATCCAGCGCGGAGGCCGGAGACGGGGCGAGAGCCATGCCCACGATGATGAGCAGCAGGGCGGCGATAACCACCAGCAGCAGTCGGCTTTCCTTGAACCAAGCGACGAACTTAGCCATTTTGTTATCCATTCCGGGCAATGCCCGCGTTTGCCCAGAAGATGGCTTCTTCCAGCTTGGTGATGGCCAACGACTGCTCGCGGGAGTCGGGAACGCTGTTGGAAATCAACACGGCCAATTCCAAACCAGCCCGGCGCAGAATCCCGTATAGTTCGGGCTGTCCTTCTTTCGGGGCGTGATAGGTGAACCTGTTTTCCAGATCATCGAGATTAGCCATCAGACCCTACCTTTTTCTGGACCAGCGCCAGAATTGAAGCTGGCCGCTCGGCGTCAGCCGGGGGCGGCGAAAACCCTGTGTTCTTGACCTCGACCTGGGACTTGTCTGCCCACTTCTCAGGCCGGGCGTTCTTCAGGTAGAACATCCCGGCGGTGGGGGAATTGCTCTCAAGGGCGAGTTTGTATAACTGCTTCTCTACCTTGGCGATAGCGTAGTTCTGCATCTCGTCGTAGAGGGCAGCAAGGTCTTCTGAGCCCTCGATGACGGCCATGACCTCGACCATCGGCAGCCTGAGCGCCGCAGCAATGGCGGCTTCCTGCCCGTCGTAGTCTATCAGGGCCTGCCGCATGATCTTACGGGCGGATTCGTAGCGCCGTTCGCGGTCGATGGGCCAGGTCTTGCGGGTGACGCGCTTGTCGTCGGCCTGGACCTCGCCAACAATCTGCTCCCGAATGTCGTCGGCAGTCTCCCGGCAGGCTTGGCGTAGCTTTGCGGCAACGCCCCGCTTGTTGGCGATGACGGCGATGTAGGAGCACTGTTTGCAGTAGCTTTGGCGCTCCTTGAGGCCCTTGCCCTTGAGGTGAAATGAGGACTGGGTAAACAGCCCGCGACATTGAGTGCAGCGTTTTCCAGCCTGATTTGCGCCTCGGGCGAAGCGAACGCGGGGGGTGCCGTTCATGCCCAACAGAGCGCCTTCTTCGCAGTCGAAATGCTCCATCTGCTGCTTGATTTCGACCTCATAAGCGAGCTTGGCCATGCGCCCTCCACCAATCACCATAGCATGTACCTATGCGTACACCAAAGGGATTTCTGTACCGATAGGTACACATTGGACCTCATCAAATCAAAATGATCCATTACTTGCCCGAGCGGGCCAAAGAGGCTCTTGACATATCGGCCTATTCTTTGCAAAGCACCACGAATTGACCAACCCCACATTTTGAACACGTTTCGCAGAATATTGCCACCTATTGTAGCCAAACAACTTAGCCTTTATGAGAAACATTATCACAATTCCCGCAGGGTTGACAATGGCACTCCAGCGAAAAAGATGGCATCCTGCACCTAGTCAGGACAACAACTTACATTCAGCCCAAAACTTTTGTCTTGACAAAAATCCCATTTTGTGATCTAATCAGGGGAACCTCTAAGGAGGGGCTGAGGAGTGAGATTCATCGAACGACGAAGTAAAAGGGTACACTCGACACCACACCCAAGCTGATCGACGGCCTCCTGGTCGGAGAACAGCGCCAGCCCAACCAACTCCCGGGGCCTCCCAGCCTGCCCAAGTTAAAGCCACTCGTTTACTACAAATTCCCTGTGAGGACCGATCCACCAATAACGCGCGCGTGCCCGAGCGGGTGCCCCCCCGTGCGTGAGCGTGCGTGCTCGATGGCGCTAGGCCCTGGCCGTCCACTTAATAGGACACCCACCACACAATGCGCAGCTGTACACTATTCAGGACAGTGTGCACACAATGCGCAACCGTCCACAAAAGTGGACATATGATTGGGCCGCCAGCCGGCAGAGCAGACGGCGGCAGAGAAGTGGAATCGGTTGCACCCTGCACTTGAGTTCGCCAACCACCTGTCTGTATAGCGTCCAGTGCGATCAATAGCCGTGCATCCCGCAAGGGTTGCGCTTGATCGCCGCAAGTGACGATATATCTACGGCTTGCGCTTGTGGCCGATAGTGGCAACCCTGCGGGAGCTCTCCAATAGCCTGCTAGCCGAAAATAATTGATGGTATCGGCTACGCTTGTAAGTAGCTTGACCGTCAATAGCTTGCCAACAATCTCCCTGTTATCCATTGTTGGGTATAGATAGTGCTAAAGTGTTGGCGATTGACAGCCGATTATGGCTTGGCTTACACTGTGACAGGTCGAGGGTAGATCACACGGGCAAAGGGGACAGACAATGAGCGGATTCATGCAGAAGCAAGTCACCATGTTGCAGTCTTGGTGGCGCGTCGATGGTCGCGAGGGCACGATGTATTTCCCGGTCGATAGTTTCACGGCGGAACAGGCGGCCGAAGCCTACGAGTTCCCGCAAGCGATTGACACCGTAGAAAAGATTCTCGGCTTCGGCGCGCGCCTGTCGGCTCCTGGATACTTGGACTGCACCGATTGGTCCGTGTGGCCGAGCTTGGCCGAAGCTCAGGCCGATCTGGACGATATGTACGGCGACGAAGACGGCGAGGGCGAATAATGAGCAGCATGGCAACCCCTCGCGCCTTTCCATGGCGCTACCTCGCGCAACTCAGCGGAGCGGTGCTATCCATCGGCGGCGGCTTGGTCCTGGTATCGTCGCCCACCTTGGGCGGTATCGTGTTCGGTTTTGGCCTGCTGGCCTTGTTGTCCAGCGCAACGGAATAGGGGAAAACATGGGAATGATCCGCCAATTACCAAAGCGCGCCGAATTAATGGAGCGCGTCGGCGGCATCCTGCGGGACGGCTCATGGACAGGGAAAGCGATAGAATCCGGGCGCTACATTGTCCCAGGAAGATTTGCAGACGGCGGGACAGAATACGTCACGGTCAAAGTAGAAGGCGGTCCAAATCGGTGCTTCCGATACTCAGGAAAGAATCGTCCTCAGGCGGCTGAACAAATCCGCCAGCTTCGCGCCCACCTCATAGGCAAGTAACAGCCCGCAAGGGTGAACCGCCCGGAAGGGCAAAGGGGAAAGACAATGAAAGCGATTAACTGGAAAAACGTGAAGTCTGCCGATGAAACCGGGCGTGAATACCGGACCCGCTTCAATGGCTTGCAAGCTCTCCAATACGCCGCCCGTTCGCCATACGCATGGCCGGGCGGATATGATGTTTTCATCATCACGGACGATGGCGACACCATTTGTGCCGATTGCGTCCGTAAAGAATACGGCCAGTTCTACCACGATACAGCCTTTGACGGCTGGAGCGGTACGGGCTGGAGGGTGACGGCGGCGGATGCTACCTGTAATTGTGACGGCCCGATGAATTGTGGCAACTGCGGCAAGTCGATTATCGACGGGGAAGAAAGCGAATAACCTGCAATCGGGAAGGGGAAAGAAAATGCAAAC